TTAAACCTTAAGCTACGCTGTACTTCATAAGCCTTCTTCCCTCCAATGAAGAATGGTGATGGACTTCCTAAACTGCTCATTAGCTAAAATTTCCGACAAACTGTGCAGAAATTTTAGTAGATGATCGAGCGATCCAAGCAATCATATCAACTGCATTTGCTCCTGTTGAAAGTGTAGGTGCTGTTCCATCTGAAAAATCCCAATACGATCCAAAAGTTGCAGTTCTACCTCCAGTGCCGTCTTGAATAATAAATAAAACCCCTGATTGTCCCGCAGAAATATTTGAAGGGTTGGCAAAATTAACATTTCCTGTAAGAGTAGTTGTAAAATTATTTGCTGTACGAAAATCTAAAGTAATTGTAGATGCGTAACTTATAGAGCCTATTTCACCAATAGTTCCTTTTGTGGTCACTCTTCCATTACCAGAACCGCCACCATTATCAAATACAAGCGTGTTTAGTGTGCTTGTTTCGTGTGCAACATTAGTGACTTTTAGTGTACTCATTTAATTAGGTTTTGGATTGTCAGCTTTTACTTTTTCACAAGCTGCGTAATATGCTGTAAGTTTACTTGAATCTCCCTTACTATTCCAGTACATTGCATCTGCAAAATCTGATAGTGGTGGATACAAAGGCTGTCTAGTGGATTGATAACTAAGTTTATTAAGTTCAACTCTGGCAGCGTCAATTTTTGATTGATCAAGGGTTACAGATTTACCATCTTTGTCAAAAGCACCAGTAGAATCATCTATTTGCACTACTGTCGGATGACTTTTGATAATAGCATCGTGATCTAAACTCATGTTGGGTCATACTCCATAACTGTAATTACTGAAATACCTCTAGTGTTATAAATGTTATCTGTTGATTCATTACCTCTGTTAACATAATAAGTTCCAGTAGCAGCATATTGATGAGAAATTTCAATTGAATAAGTATGAGGGCCAGTTGTAGTGGGAGTATCTAAAAAAGAGAAAGGAAAAGGTACAGGGCCTCTTGCAGAAGCAGCAAGATGAGCAGTAAACATATTTCGCCTTCTACTTCCATCGGCATCCCCTATTGCTCCTGTTATTTGAGCATTATCCCTCTCTAACGAAACGCTAATACTAGTATCACCTGAGTAAGAAGAACCTAGAGAAACAAAGCCTTGCACTAAAACTTGATGTGAAGCATTTGAAAGAGTTATAGCCTGACTTAAGCCAGTAATAGTTCCTAAAATACTGCCATATTCGCCACTATTAGAGACAATAAAACTTTGAACATCAGTTTTTGTATCTTGAAGAACTTGTAAAATTTTCCCTCCGCCGGCTGCCGCTGCAAAACTTAAATTTCCAGAACCATCAGTTTTTAAAAACTGACCCGCCGATCCATCGGTATTTGGCAATTTAAAAGCCACATCTGCGGCACTTGGGGCATTGGTTGGCGAGTTAAGTGAAACAACATTACCGCCTGAATGTTTTAGTGATATTTTGCTCATGGTTTTGGATTAGCGTCTTTGACCGCTTTGTTGTGTGCAGCAAAACTGCCTGTTGCATCTAGTTTACCCGCAATAATATCGTCATACAACATTTCCATTTGCTGCGGGGTTGGTGCGTAAGTTTTAGAGCCTGTTTCTGTTCTTTTAATTTTGTATTCTTCCGCATTTTTCCATGCCGTATATGCTGTATTTAGTTCATCATCTGAAGGTTGTTTATCTTTATTGCCAGAATCCCATTCAATTATTTTATGAGGTACAACATTTTGATCTAATCTATAACGATTAGCATTTTTTCCTAGCTGTAATAAAGCTAAATTTATATCTGTGTCTGAATTTATAGCCATAATTAAGACTCCTTGTAAATTTCGACTAAAGTAAATAATTCAACAACAGACATACCGTATCCTCTACCCAATCCTGTAGAGGACTTTGTAGTTTCACAACGATGCTGAATCTCAAAAGCTTTTGATCCTGAGATAGTAAATCGTGCTGACACAAAAGATCTTTCTGTACTGTAGTCACTTGCATGAGAGTATTCAGTTGTCCCTATCTCAACATCTGCACTATCAGTTATATTGTAAATTTTTATTTTATGATTGTTTACACCTAAAGCAGGTGCAGACGCTTTAACTAAATAACTTCCTGCAGCTAGTGTAAATTGATTATTACTAATTGACACGATTCCGTCTGGATCACTTAATTCTGTATTTAAATCTCTTGTTCGCCAATCACCAGAAGTGAATGTACCCGCGTCAGAATCAGCTGATTTTTGATCTCCAATAATCGCATAACTGGCAAATTTACCTCCAACTCCTGACGCTAATTTTGCAGAAGATACAGCATTAGCAGCGAGCATATCTGTGTCAACTATTCCATCAGGCAAACCTCCTACCGAGATTCCTGTAACTGTTCCTGATCCGTTGATTGCTATTGGCATAACTATAAGATAACAAGAATTGCGTTATTGGGAATAGTAATTGTTACTCCGTTATTAATTGTAGGGGACACGGTGTGGGCGTGTTTGTTTGAACTCAATGTGTAATTGGTCGTTACATTTTGGTCGCTCTCAAAAAACACCTCATCATTGCCGCCTCCGGTCGCTCCGGCCCCACCGGCAGCGGCCCAAGACAAAACGCCCGAAGCATTAGAAACAAGAGCATAACCGCTTACAGAAGCATCTGTAGCCGGTAGAGTCCATGTAACATTACTTGCGATACTTGCCGGTGCTTGAAAACCTACATAATTACTTCCATTAGATGTTGCTTCACCGAATCGCAAGTCAGATTGATTTGATAATGCAACATCACCTGTGAAAGTAGATCCACTTAATGCAGCAAGACCAAAGTTAGTTTGACTTACATCACCAAGAGTTACTGCCGCATTATTTGCTGCGTTTTGTATTTTTAACGTATTACCATCAATAAAAGGAGTATATGCAGAAAGTCCTATTGAAGGTGTACCAGAGCCTTGATTTAATGTAGATAAAGCTGCGACTATTTGGTTAAGCTTCGTTCTTACAACAAGCCCTGTGCCATTGTCACAAGTAAAACCTGAACCACCAACATTATCAACTCTTGCCATTAACTTGTGCTGTTTTTTTTAGTATATCCTAAATTTTACCCTTTACCAAAACCGGTTGCAGTAAAGTTAAATTCTCTTGATACAGATGCGTTTGAACTGTTTTTAAAATGCACTTGGAATCCATTTGCTGTCCTATTAGTTACTTCATAAAAATCTCCGCTTTGCATATTAAAAGCTGTTATTGCAATGCTAGGCAAGTTTGAATTTACACCTAAAAGTGCTGAAGTACCAGTAAAGAAAGGATGTGCAAAATTGACTTGTGTATTGCCACTAGATGTAATTGTTGCTGAATTTTGTTCAATTCTTCTTTGAAACTCCGCAATATATCCAAGTTGACTAACTCTTATATCTTGCGCTGAGTCATTAGAAGTTAAAACACACTTAAATTTAAATGTTCTTCCTTTAAATGTACCATTTGCAAATTTTTGAAAATTAGAATAATTAATACCATCTTGTGAAGCTTGTACAAATAATTCTGCGTTTGTATTTACGCTAGATGTACCATCGAAATCTTCTAAAGAATCAATTAAACCTCTATTATCAAACAAGTCTGCTGCATAAACAGATGCAGTTTGTATTGTTTTTTTTATATCTAATGAAAATACAGCGCCTAAATCTAACGCTTGCGCAAATTCGTAAGTACCAGAAGAAGCAACACCACCTAAATCGTCAATACTTGCTTCGTTATCAAAGTTTTGTATGGAATCAAATTGACCTGTACCGCTTAAACTAATTACATTCAAATTTGAATCAAAACCAACATTTGTTTTATTACCTTGAAATTTGGGACTATCTAAATCTTCTCGTCTTGTTTGTACTAATAATTTAGGTTGAGTATCTGGTAAATCTATAACTAATGATGTTTCACCTGTACTAAAACGATCACCATCATCTTGAGATTTTAAAATATATTCGCCTTCTAATAGAGGAACAACTTTTTCGGTTGATGCTCCACTTAATGCAAAAACAAGATCAGTTGCATCTTGAAAAGTACCAGTTCCATCTGTTTTTGGAGTGTGACGTACATGAATACGACCTCCCGCACGAACATCCTGATCTGGAACAGCATCCCACCTTAGTCTGATTTCCTTATCGGATATTGGTTCATAAGTAAGGTTTGTAATATCAGAAGGTGGGGCAGTTTTACCTACAGCAACAAAATTTAAAATTGTTGGATTGCGTGATGGCTCACCAAATGCGTTAAAAGAAAATAGTCTTATTTCATATGTTCCTGCTTCACTATTAACTATTTCTAAATTATTTTGTAAAGTTTCTATTTTTGTAAAGTTACCATTATTTACTCTGTAATGAACTTCATATCTTGAAGCGTTGTTTTGAGTTTGCCAATCTAATAAAATTTTTGAAACAGCTTTATTGTTTATAGTTACGATTTGCTCTGTTCCTTGTAAACCAACAGGAGGATCTAGAATTTCTGATAGGGACGAAATATTTCTTGTCGTTAAAGGTGCGCCGTCTTCAACAAAAGCATACTTGGCTTCGTTATGTAATAATGCGGTAATTGTATATGTTTTATTTTTTTCTTCAGCAACAGATAAAACTTTCCATGTTTGAGTTTGTAAAGAAGCAGTTTCTAAAACATAAGGCGCATTAGCGTTAGGAGTAGATGAAAAAGGTGATACAACAGTAATTGTACCTTGACTTATATAAGTAATATTTTTAGTTTCAAATGATCCATCAGGCAACATTACAGAAATAGTTGGATTCTGTGAAATGTCTGGTATTTGAGTTGAAGTTGTATCGTCTATAACAACAATTGTTGAACTTGTAACGCTTTTAAGTAAACCTCCCCTTCTTACTCCTGATTTCAAACTGTCACTTATTTCAATAATGTCAGAGGGTCTCACGAGCATACCCGCAGCGGCAGTCGTTCCAAAAGAGCAAGTTTCGCCTGAATTTTGTTCGTTGTACAAAAACCACTTACCTAATCTTGCAGCTTGCCCCCTACTTGTTGTTCCAACTGCTTTTATAGTTTTTATAACAACACCATATTTTGCCTGCGTTGCCGCATCAGCTTCTACAGTTTCAATATCTAATTCTTGTGTTACAAGATCAAAATATTGAACATTTATAACTGTATGTCGTGTTTTTAAACTTGAACCAGTATAAACAAATTGACCTTCAACAACATTTGCATTTGTAAATAAATATTTTGTTGCTTTACCTTCAGCATCTTGTGATATAGAAACACCACCGGCGCTGTAAAATGGCATAACACGCATAACACTGCAAAGTGAATTTATAATGTTAAACGCTTCATTTTGCTGAGAAATATTAATATTACAGGTAAATCTTGGCTCAGTAGTTCCATTGCCAGAACCATCATCAACCATTCCTCCGCAATATTCACTTACAGTTTTAAAAGTATATTTATCAAGATTTGATTCTGATATTGAACATCCATATCTTGTATTTGTTAACAGATCATAGAGAATCCATGCAGGGTCTGCACACCATTCTTTCTGTGCTTTAAAAGTTCCATTCCATGTTCCGTTATAGGTAAGTGATCCAAATGTAGAATTTACAGTTGCATTTGAAGGTATTTTTATTTTTATTCCTCTGATTTTATAAACTCTTCTTGGTATCCTTGGAAATTGTTTTGCACTAAATCGTAAAGCAGTATGAGCAGTATTTGGGTAAGCATTTTGTTTCATAATTATATTTGTTGCAGAACTAAACCTAAAAGCATTAACGATTTTTTGATCTTCACTATCTGCCGTGATTCTTTCAACTCTTATCTGGACAGGAAAACTTGTTGTTGAAGAAAAATTTATTAAATAATCTCTGAAATATGCGTTTGTGCTTTTTCCTGTTACTGTGTCATCAATAACAGTTGTTGTAGTGCCATTATTTTCAATTGTTTTTATTTGCAATTGAACTTCTGAACCATCAATTCCACCAGAACTATTGAAAACTTGTATGGATGGAAATCCAAGAGTTACTCTTACTGAATCAATATTTGATTGCGTTACAGTGTGAGTTACAGGATTATCAACAGTAACAGTATTTCCTATAATTACTTCCGTTTCTATATTAGAAATCCCAGAAATAAATGTTTGATCCGCTGTACCTTGTCTTTGATCTAGACCAACATTTACAAAATTAAAATCACTTTCTTCTGGCGATGTATTACTGGCGGCAGATTGTAAAATTGAAGTTCCATTTAAAAAAATATCTTTTCTAAAAGCATTAAAATATGCAGCGGATGTTTTGTCAGTTATGCCGTCTCTTGAAGCTGTTGCGCTACCTTCAATTTCTCCTTCTGATATAACATCAACTATTGTCGAAAATTGTTTTGACGATAATGCGCCTTCAGGTAAATCTGGATTTATTATATTTGGTGAATTAGGCCCTAATAAACCTCCTGTGCTTGTACCTTGCATTAGTTGCTCCCCTCTACTTGTACTGTATCTACACCATTAGACACAACAATAGAACCAACTAAAATTTCTCCATATGCAATATTTACAGGAACACCGCTACTGCTTATATTAGAAAGTCCTGTAAAAGAATAATTAGATGCTAAAGCCGCAGGGTCTAAACTATCTTGCATATTTGGTTGCCTTGTATCTTCTTGAGGTGATAATAAATCATTAACTCCTTTTTGAATAAGATCCAAAGCAATATATGTAACAACATATTGAATAATTTTATTAGTTATATATTTTTTTACAATCCACTTTATACCCATACCAATAACAAAATTAATAAAATTACCATGAACTACAGGTATAATTTTTATTTCTTTTGTTGTCTTCATCAACATTTCTTTTTGACTAATAACTTTGTCACCAACTTTCACACAATATATTTGCTCTGACATATGTTTTTCTAATCCTTCAAAATTAGAATACAAAAAACTAAAAGCTTCATTTGGATTATTTATGTCAGCTTCAAACTCTGACTGACCAACATACTTTCTTAAAACACCATATATTTTAATTTTTGTCAGCATTTATTTCGTCAGGAGTTATTACTATCATTTTATCTGAATTTGGACAAACTAGATAAAAAGGTGTTTCCATAGCAATACAACTTGCTTTATCAGTTTCTGAAAACTCAAGAACGTCATTTGGATGACTATGAACTATACCAACAACCTCTCCCATGTCCTCACCATCTGCATAATCTGGTGGATAAATTACAAAAGAATCAGTTTTAAAATCATCAGCAACGTTTTTGCATTTATAGTAAATAAAATCTTTATCTATTTTTAAAAATAAACCGCAACTTTCTTCTGGGTAGCATTGTTTTGCGTGTTCAATTGCTTTCTTTTTACAATTATCATTCATAATTAATTTATAAATGTACCAACACCTTCAAAATCTTTTCGTGTAACTTGTCTTTTAGGTATTCTTAAATTTTGCAAATCTAATGCAGAAATCATTTCAAATTGCACAATATCTCTACTTTCAAGAACTTTGCGATCAATAAAATATATTTCTTGCGGAAATTGATCATTACTAGGGGTACCATAAGGATTTGTATTACCAGAAAAATTCGCAGCATCTAAATTATCGGCTGTGGTCAAAATTCTTGTAACTTTTGCATTTAGCAAATCATTATGTGCCGTAATTAAATTTACAGTAAGTAATAAATCAGTGACTCTTATGACAGTATTTGAACCACCTACATTTCTTGTTATTCCTCCAATATTACTAATAATTAACTGTGGTCTTGGTATTTTACCTTTTCCCGAATATTCAAAGCCTTGCGCTTCAATTGGAAGCCTTTCATAAGTATTTGATTGCCAAATTATATTTGAATAACTGTCAATATTAGTTCCAGAATGAAATCTAAAAGTTGTAGTTACATTTGTTGGATTACCTGTTGCATAATGCAAACCTTCTACAAGTTCAACTTCAAAAAGTTCAATAATTGAACTTGGGTTTATCTTTTGAAGTTCAGAATGTGGTATTGCCATTATGGTTCAAAAACCTCTTCAAAAGTTAAATTCATATTTATTCTGTTGTTATATGGAATTGAACTTGATCTTCTAGTACAAATAAAATTTCTAGCGGTAGACTCTCCTCCCATTGTGTATTGAAAATGATCTTGATCATCAAATCTTGCATTTAAAAATGTATTTATTGTGTCTGCTTGTGCTTGAGTAATGTTAAAAACCAAATTAATTCTGTGATACCTTTTATTTGACGGTAAACCTTCCAAAAGTCTTTGTTGATATCCGTCACCAAGTTTCACAACAATATTTTCTTGTTCTATCGTTTGTGTTTCTCCGTAAGCGGGTGTAATGCTTGGAAAATTTGCCATTATGCCAAAATACCTCCGGCGCGTTTTTCATCTACTAAAGTCTGTCTAATAGCAATAGCTATTTGATCACCTAATTCCTGAGACATTCCTGAATCTCCTTGAACTGAACTACCAGAAGCATCTACTGATACATTAATTATATTTGTAATACTATCTCCACCACCTCTAAGTTTACTATTTGGAATTATATTGCCACCCCTTGACCCCATTTGTAAGATTTCAGGCCCACGCTCTCCAACAAGGTAGGCACCACCCGCCTTAACAGGCCCACCTCTTTCTTTTTCACCAAAAACTGTTTCAAAAAATCCTCCAATTTTACCACCAATACCACTAACGGCTTGTTGAATTGCAACTTCAATAAGTTTTCTTTTAAGTTGATTTAATACACCAATAGCAGCTTCGCCAAGAGTTTTTGTTCCCTCTACAGCATCACTTAAATTAGATACAATACTTTGCTCAATACTTTGGCCAATATCAGCAAATAATTTTTTCTGTTCGTCAAGAACTTCATTTTGTTTTTGTAATTTTTTTGTTTTTTCTTCAAGTTTTAAAATACTTGTAGCTTCCATTAAGCCAACCTTTTCAATTAAATCTGTTTCTCTGTGTTTCTGTTCAATCTCTTCTTCATTGCCTACAAGTCTTGCAGCTAACAGTTCATTTTTTCTTGTAACTAATTGTAATTGTTTATCAAATTCACTTGTTTGTGTCTTTGATTGTTTTAGTAATTCTGGCACTGACACGTCTTGAGTTTCTGGAGTACCAATTTCAACTTGTAGTTGGCCAGTTTGAAAACCAAATTTTTTTGTTAGATCAAGTTCTCTTTCTGCAACTAATTGTTGAAAAACAGCGTTTCTTTCAAATGGGTCTTTTATATTTCTAAGGTTAACAATTTCAGCAGCTTCAATTTGTGCCTGATCTAGTATTCTTTTTCTTGCAGCCTTATCAAGACCCAAACCACTTTGTATTTTTCCAAGATTTAATGCTTTATTTATTGTATTGATAACTGTAATTGCATTATTTAAAACAGCTTTTAAAACAGGGTCAAGAACCTCTCCAAAAGTTCGCGCTAGAGTTTCAACACCATCAACAAGAGTGCTAAATTTACCCGCAAGTGTTGTACTTTGAGCAATTGCACCATTGGCATATTTGCCACCCTCTTCTGTAATCCGTTGTAAAGCTAAATTAACAGCATCAGCGCTTATTCTGCCGCCTTCTAACGCTTTTCTAAATTCATCCGCTGTAAAGCCATACATTTTTTGCAATTCGTCTTGTAGACTTACACCTCTTTCCTGAAGCTGAAGCAATTCTTCCCCTTGCAATCTACCTTTTGCCTGTATTTGTCCAAAAGCTGTTGCTATACCGCCAAGATCAGCTCCTGTCGCACCCGCAACATCAGCTAGCCTTTTTGTAACGTCAACAAGTTCTTCCGTTGCAAATCCAAAGGCTTTCAATCGTTTTGTTGTTTCTATTAAATCAGAACTTTTAAATGGCGTTACAGCACCGAAAGCTTGTATTTCAGCAATAATTTTATTTGTATCCTCAAGCGATCCTGTAAGAACTTCTAAACTTTTTCTTTGACTCTCTATTTGTTGAGTATTAAAAATAACAAAAGAAGCTGTTTTAAATAAAGAAAAACCAATTAATAGTTTTCTTACTGCCGCCCCTAACCTATTAACACCCGCGCTCGCTGTTCTTGCCGCTGCGCCTGTTTCTTTAAATCTTCGATTATTTCTTCTTACACTTTGTTCAAGTCTATCGGTTGTTGAACTCAATTTTTTTGAAACTGTATTAACTTGCCGAAGTTTATTAACTGCGCTCGTAGCGTCTACAGCAATTTTTACATTAGCTTGAGCCAAGACAACAAAAAACCTTTATTTTAGTGTACACCTATTTTCGTCTTGCGCGATCCATTGCTTGTTTTTCTTTTTCATTTTTCACTTCATAGTATGCAGCCCAATATATTAACTCGGAATCTGTCATTGATGCCCGTAATTCATTAATAGTTTTTCCAAGTTCGGACGATAAGAAAAATTCAAAATATAACCAACTATCGCCCTTTAATCGTTTTTTGCTTCGTCTAATGTTTCTTTATCAGAAAGATCAAACATAAATAATTCAATATCATTTAATATTTTTTCAGGAATTTCACGTTGTAAATTAATCGCATCCGCAGGTGCAAAATGTTTAGATCCATCCTCTTTTTCTGCAATTTGACAAAGCATTTGAGTTGATATTTCAAGCCCATCTGTTGTGTTTGCCATTGCTTGCGCTTTTTTTCTGTCTGCCCTTGTGATTGGCGGAAAATATAAAGTTGTTACAACATCCCCGTTTGCATTTTTTATTTCGTATTTTCTTCTTACTGAAAGATCAAAACTTTCAACAAGTAAATCAATCGTTCTTTTGTTTGGCATTGGTTAATTAGTTGACTAATAAACTCAATGTATCAGATAGCGCTAGTTATTGCACCACTTGTGATAAAGCTGATATTTATTAATTGGACTTCGCCTAGTGTTGCACCATATTCAGCGGAAGTAATAATTCCAGAAAATCCAATTTTTTTTGCTGATTGTGCAGAATCAGGAAATAATTCAAACAATGCGTCAGCGGCATCGCCTGTTACAAGAACATCATCAATAAAAGCTTGATAATCTGAGTTTCCAGAAGGGTCATAAATAAGTTCTGCAGAACCCTCGCCGGAAATCAAGCCGCCGATAAATGATTTAGAAGTGTCGCCATTTACTGTTGTTTCCATTGTGTCCTTAGAAATAGATAAAGACCAACTTCTCAGACCTGAAACATCAGCTTCAGTTCCCGCCGCATTGTGGAACATTATTTTTCCAACATCACCCTTAATAGCCGCCATAACAAAAAAAAGAATTATTTATAAATATATTAACTCTTTTCTGAATTTTTTACATCTTTTTTAGAGTTTTGTTGACTCTCATAATATTTCCGACATTCAGGATCCCAATAGTTTGCTTCCCTTCTTCCCTTTACAGCTTCGATTGCGTCAAGCATTTTTTCCGTAATTTTAAGTTTTGCCATTTTTAAAGTTCCTCGTAAATTTCAAAGGTCATTCGCAATTGCGTTTGGAATTGACCTTCTGGATTTGGATTGTCAACGACCTCCGGCCCAATTGGGCTGTCGAAGATCACACTAGAAACTGTAATTCGATTATATAAATCCCGCAACCTTTTTCCAATTGTATAGTTATCGCCTGAACCTATTCCCTGCGGTGTAAAGATATTAAAAACAACAATTCCATTTACACGATTTTGCCCGCTTGCATTTCCGAGCGTCAAATAATTACTTTCTCCAAATGTCGTAAGGCATTGAACAAAGGTTGTGACGGCGCTACTATCAAACGACATATTGTGAAAAACAACAGGGATTGCAGGACTATTGGCAAGCTCTGTCGCAACTCTAGCTTCAATTGTTGCTCTTACTGTATTTAAATCAATAGCGGCCATTATTTACCCCTTATTTGTCTATATAAATCATCGACTTCAGCCGCGATTTCTTTTGCCAACAGATCAAGATGTTTTGCTTTCAAACCTTGTTTACTCCTATATGTACCACCCCAAGATGGCGGCAAACTTGTTCCAAACATAACAGGTTCAGCATAAGGAACATTATTATGTAAATTATATTTTTTTCTAAAATTTTCTTTTCCTAGTTGATAATTTAGAGTCTTTGGAGGTCTTACTACAGTTCCCAATCCTTTAGCGCCATATTTGCCTTCTTTTGCGGGTGCGCCGCTTTCTGCGTTTTCTCCAATCTGCCAAGAAACTGCAAGCCTTCCTGAATCAACTGGCGAACCTTCTTTAACTATTCGATCAGCGGTCAAAATAACAACAGATAACAAAGCGTTTACTTGCTCTTCTGAATAATCTCCTATTTCCCCTAATTTTATAGTTTTCATGTTCTTAGATAAAGGGTATAAGAAATATCGGTTCCGCCTGATGTTTTAGTAAGAACGCGAATAATGTTATGTACAATATTTGAAATAAGAACCTTATCTTTTGTTGTAGGTTTGTTTGTAATTGCATCAGCAGAAATTGTTATTTTTTTATCTTCTGCCTGAATAAGATCATTTACTTCACGCATATTTACATCTTCTAGAACAGCTTTCACAACTTCATCACTATTAGATTCGGCAATGACTCCTGTAGTTGTATTGTAAGAACTTGCAGTAATAGTTCTTACAGTAACATTTTGGCCAAATCCTTCAATTGCCGCAACTTTGTCAATTGCTTTTTGAACTGCGTTTGCAAAATTTGGCATCAGATTTTATATGCGATACAAGCGCCACTTGTTAAAGTAATACTTGTAAATAATCCGTAAATAGTCTGACCCGCAAGAAAAGTTTCAGAATCAATTGAATTTCCTGAATAATTATGAGAAGCCGTGTTTACTTGTGTATCTTCTTTAAAAAAAATACTTTTAAATCTTCCGGTATGCGCGGCTGTATCTGTAATTAGCTCCCCGCCTAATGTGTAATCTGGATCTGCGTTGTACATAAGAAATTAACTCCTTTTAATAGAAATGTTACTTGGCCCACTAATACGCAAGCCCGTGAAATAGCGTTCAAACAATGGCGGAACCCTATCAGCGCCAACAGCACCGAATTTTTCAGGTACTACGGCTACTCCGCCAACACCTACTCTTTTATAATCTTCTAAACCTGATAAACCAAGTCCGGCTTTATTATTGTTTAAATATACAGCTAATATTGCCTGCGCTCTTTTTACCTGATCTGGAACTTCTGTATCTGTATAATAATCTGTTGTTATGCGAAAAGGAAATCCGACAGCATATGTATTTATATAAGTATCTGGTTTTCTGACTCCTGTTCGCGGCCATTGTAATGCTTGCGTATCTGTTACTCTTGCACCTAAAAATCTTTCACGATCTATTCTCAAAGTGCTTGTGTAAAGTGCGCGGTTTTTTTGATCATCAGTTGAAGAAGACCATGCAGTTACATCATCGTCTTCAACAAGACCTTCGATGATTGCGTTTGCATCTGCCAACGTCAAATAACTATTTGCTGTTGCGCTTCCTACTGTTGCGACTATTGTTATCGCCATTTTCGACCTTTGATTTAGATTTACGTTTTTTTGTTGGAATAGAAGCCACCACAACGGCAGCTTCTTTTTCCTTTATTCGCTTAAAAGCAAATAATCCCATTAACTTGAAGCACCTTTAAGTGCAACAAAATTAATTACGATTGCTTCGCTCAATGAACCGCCAGAAACGTTTGTAACTGTGATTTCAAAAGAGCCTGCGGCGATTGCTGTAGCTCCTACTAAATAAGAACCCGCAGTTCCGCCAGAACCATGATTTACAACAACAACATCAGTCGCAGCGATTTTATCGTTTGTAACTGTGAAGCTCGCTTCAGCGGCAGCGCCAAGCGCAGCGTTATTCATAGTAATCTGACCTGACTCTGTATTGAGAGTCACACCTGTTGTTTTGTTAGTGGCTTGGGTAACAGTTCCGCCTGTAGTTGGGCCGGCTAGTTTTCCTGCACTAACTTCAAATAAAGATGGCATAATTAGTTACCTCTAGTCTTGATTAGATACGTTGGTAATTCTTGTAATACCAATGTTCTTTGTTTCGTAGACTTTCGACCAGTTGCCTACAGTTTCAAGTTGCGCTCTTGTTGGGTTTGTTGTAGTAACAGCCCATTTAGAACCAACAGGATGATATGTGTAATGCAAGTCAATTGACATAGCATCAGATTTTGCAAGAATGTCGCGATCTGTTTCTGTGGTTAATCCTGCCTGTTCGCCTGAAGCAACAGCACCCGCTGTGAATGCGAATGTTGAATACTCAGTTGAGGAACCTGAACCTGTGGTTGGAACGTCATCAGAAACGATAACTCTTAGCCCCATAAATGTAGGAACTGTTGGGCTACCGAAAGCATTTGCAGTTGTACCAGAAGTTGCGGCTGAATCAGCATCGCCATTGTTGTCGTAAATACGATCAATAGCGTTTCTTTCTAGTAGGTCATAATAAACCTTACTGTGCATTGCTAAAGCTGTAAGCTTATCGCCTTGATCTCCAAGAATCGCTCTTGCTCTTGCAATATGACGTGGAGAAAGTGCTGTTGGTGTATCGCTTGATTCTGAATCAATAGTTAGACCAAAGAAAGCTGAATTGCTATCGTTTGCATTGATTGAACCAAATACACCTGAAAGACAAGAGAATAAATCTTTTTGTCTTTGGTTTGCTATATAAGCGCCGATTTTTTGACCAATTGCAGCCATTGGATCAGAACCCGCAGCCAATGCAGCTAAATCACGCGCTTCATATGCTTTACCACGATGAAGAACAACGCCAATTTGCTGATCAGTTGAAATCTTGCTTGGTGTTAGTGATGAAGAATCAGAAAGAACTTCAAAATCTCCTGAAAGGTTTGCAGAGTAAAATGGGATTTTAACAAAATCTCCCCCCTCTGTAGCATTAAGCTCCGCCAAAGGCTGAACCACACCGCTAGCCAAGAAAGCATCGCGTTGTGTTGTCTGTTCGATAACGTATGGCGTAAAAATTTCAGGAATAATAATATCTGAGCGTAAAACCGCCATAGATAACTCCTTTAAAAATTGTTTAGCAGTATGGGCGCAGCCCTAA